TGATCGTAAAAAACATTTACTGGTCAAAGAACAATATCCAGATTTAGATATTAGATTTGTTTTTGGTAATTCTAAAAATAAATTAAATAAAAATTCTAAAACAACTTACGCTGACTGGTGTGAGAAAAATAATATTAAATATGCAGATAAAACCATTCCAAGAGATTGGGTCATTACTAACTAGGGGGATAAAACAATGGAGAGCGGTCAACATCAAAGCGAGTTTATTAAACACGTACCATGTACTAACCCTTCTTGTTTATCTTCTGATGCAAATTCTCTTTATACTGATGGCCACCAGTTTTGCTTTTCTTGTAATACTTATATTGGTTCTGATGCCGTTGCTAAAAGTGATTTTAAAACCGTTGAAGTTAATCCTGATATGCTTATTGGGGATATATTACCGCTTCATAAACGTAATATATCCTTGGAAAGTTGCCAGAAATGGAACTATCAAATCGGTAAATCGTCTGGCGAAGTGGTACAGATAGCTAATTATTATAATAACGATAAAAAGATAGTTTTTCAAAAGTTAAGATTTAAAGATAAGCAATTTAAAACAGTTGGCAATATAAACGACGCACTGCTGTATGGTCAAAACTTATGGTCAAGCGGCGGTAGAAAAGTTTGTATATGTGAAGGTGAAATAGATTCAATTTCATTATCTCAATTATTTGGACATAAATACCCAGTTGTCGGAATACCTAACGGTGTTAATGGTGCTGTCAAAGCTATTAAAAAACAACTTGAGTGGTTAGAAAGTTTTGAGGAAATAGTAATTTTCTTTGACCAAGATGAGCACGGTCAACAGGCGGCTCAAGATTGTGCAGAATTATTTACTATTGGTAAATGTAAAATAGCTTCTTTTGAATTAAAAGATGTAAACGATATGCTTGTGGCTAATCGTGGGGAAGAAGTTATCAAGGCTATGTGGGAAGCAAAGCCATTTAGACCAGACGGAATTTTATGTGGTACTGATTTATGGGAATTAATTAAAGAACCAAATCCTCAAGCTGTTGCTAAGTACCCATTTAATGGTCTTAATAATAAATTACACGGACTTAGAAGACGTGAGATAGTTACTATATGTGGCGGTACAGGTATTGGAAAAACTTTATTTACAAAAGAAATTGCTTACTCTTTAATTAAACAAGATCAAAAAATTGGAATTATATCTTTAGAGGAAAGTGTAAAAAGAGCTTGTGAAGGTATTATAGGATTAAGTTTAAATAGAAGAATACATTTAGATAGATCAAACGTAACTGAAGAAGAATTAAAAAAAGCATATCAAGAAACGATTGGTAGTGGGAAAGTTTTTTTATTTAATCACTGGGGAAGTACAGAACAAGACAGAATTTTTAATAAGATTAGATATTTTGCTAACGGACTAGATTGTTCATTCATAGTATTAGATCACGTATCAATTTTAATATCTGGTTTAGAAGTTTATGATGAGAGAAAATCTTTAGATATTTTATTTACACAATTAAGAAAATTAGCAGAAGAATTAAATATAGGTTTAATAGTTGTTTCACACCTTAGAAGACTAGAGGGTAACAAAGACCATACTGATGGGGTTCAAGTCTCTTTATCTCATTTAAGGGGTTCTTCTTCTATATCACAATTAAGCGATCAAGTTATTTCTGTTGAAAGAAATTTTAATGAAGATGAAAACAAAAATAAAACTTTAGTAAGAGTTTTAAAAAATAGATTTGCAGGCATAACTGGGTTAGCCGCAAGTTTAAAATATAACGATGAAACTGGAAGATTAGTTGAGGATTATGATGAAAACTTTGTTTTTTGATATTGAAACAGATGGACTAGACCCTTCTGTAATTCATTGTTTAGTTATCAATGACGGTGAAAAAGAAATTCCATACGTAGGAAAAGAGATACCGAAAGGTATAGAGCTTCTCGCTAATAACCTAATAGTTGGACATAACTGCATTGGGTATGACCTCCCTGTACTCAAGAAGTTATTTAGCTACACCCATGAAAATGGGTTAGTCCATGATACGCTGTGTCTTAGTCGCCTTATCTACCCTGACATTACAAATAGCGTTGATGTTAAGTTGTTAGCGAGAGGGTTAATAAATAGAAACTCTGTTGGTAAACATAGTTTAAAAAGTTGGGGTGAAAGATTACAATTTAAAAAATTAGACTACGCACAAAACAATCCTCAAGCATTTGAAAAATTTAACGATCAAATGTTAGAGTATTGTATTCAAGATGTAAGACTTACTAAAAAACTTTATGAAAAGTTTATGTCAAAAGGGTTTAGTAAAGAAAGCATAGAACTTGAGCATAAAATTGCATTTATAACAAAACAACAAGAGTTAAGAGGTTTTTATTTTGATGAAAAGAAAGCACAGTCTTTACAAGCAAAATTATTATCTAGATATAACACTTTAAAATTAGACTTAGAAAAAGCTTTTTTAGATTGGGAAGAAGACTTAGGAGAGTTTGTACCTAAGGTTAACAACTCTAAACTTGGTTATAAAAAAGGAGTACCTTTTAGAAAAACAAAGTTAGTAAAGTTTAACCCGTCCTCAAGGCATCATATTGCAAACAGATTAATCACACTACGTAATTGGAAGCCAAAAGAATTTACTGCAACTGGTCAACCAATGATTGATGAGGAAGTTTTATCAAACCTAGATTACCCAGAAGCAAAATTATTAAATGAATATTTATTAATAGAAAAAAGATTAGGAATGTTATCTGAGGGTACACACGGATATTTAAAAGTTTGCAAAAAAGGTAAAATACACACTTCTTACGTAACTAACATAGTTACTGGTCGTATGAGCTCTAGATATCCTAATTTACAAAACATTCCAAATATGCACAGTTTATATGGAAAAGAATTTAGAGAATTATTTATTCCAAAAGAAGGTTATAAATTAGTTGGTGTTGACGCAACATCACTAGAGGCTGTTTGTTTTGCTCATTATATTTATAATTACGAAGGCGGTAAAAAATATGCCGACTTAATTCTTAATGGGGATTTTCATACTTATAACATGAAAGCGGCTGGCTTACAGTCTAGAGAATTAAGTAAAACAATGTTTTATGCTTTACTTTACGGAAGTTCATTTAAACGTCTTTCAGAAATTTTAAACTGTTCATTAACAGATGCTAAAAATATTTTAGAAAAATTTTATAGACAGCTACCTTTTTTAAAACAAATCAAAACAGATATTATTGAAAAAATTGAAGCACACGGAAACCTACGTGCTATAGATAAAAGAATATTAACAATTAGAAGTAACCACGCAACATTAAATAGTTTAATTCAAAGTTGTGGTGCAATTATTATGAAAAAAGCTTTAACAATTTTATGGGATAATCTTAAAGATAAAGATGCTTGGATTGTGGCTACTATTCATGATGAGTTTCAAATTGAAGCACGTGAGCCAGAGGCAGAATTTGTAGGGAAGTTAGCGGTAGATAGTATCAAGAAGGCAGGGGAGCATTTTAATTTACGAGTACCTGTAGGTGCTAATTATCGTGTCGGAAAAAACTGGTCGGAAACGCACTAAGAAATTTAGCCGTCTATGGAGAATTTGGGCGTCTAACGTTTTACATAATCAAAGAGCACGACATAAAATTGACTGTGGTTTAAATATTGAAGAACTAATTTCAATAGTACCAGCCATATGTCCATGTTGTAATAGTTCATTTAAGTTAAAAGACAGAACTAAAAAAAGATCACCCAGCGTAGATCGTATTGATAATTCCAAAGGGTATTCAAAAGAAAATATTTGGGCAATTTGCTACAGTTGTAATCGTCAAAAAAACGATGCTGAGAGTCCCGAAAATTTATACGCCGTTGCAGATGCTTGGTGGAAAATAAGAAAGGAAAAAAATAAATGCAAGTAATACTAGTTCTCACTGATATTGGTGAAGACAAAATTACCTACTCAATGTTTGAAGCGAGGGGTGAAGGGGAGACTATGCAAGACATAGTCAATAGTCCTTCAGTACAAATCGGTGCTGTCTTATCAGCTTTTTTAAAAACAGCAGAAACTTATAACGTTGCTTTTGCTGAGGTAGTTATTTCAGAAGAAGTTAAATCAAAATATCCAAATTATGATTGGAGAGAGAAATTACTTAAATCAGATTCTTCAGTAATTCACTTAGACTTAAACAAATTAAAACCAAAAGGAAACTCATGAGTACATTAATTGTTGATGCTGATATTGTTGCTTATAAATTAGCTAGTGTATCTGAAAAACCTATACGCTGGGAAAACGACGTTTGGACTTTACATTCTGACGAAAAAGATTGTGAAGTAATGATTAATGATTATTTTCACACGTTAAAAGAAAATACCGAATGTAGT